TCCAGAACAATTTTACATAAAAACACGCATAAGGCGTGCGTTCAGAAACTTACTAAAAAATCCATTTTACATAAACCCCCTTAAGGGGGGATACGTTTACAATGGACAAAAAATTTTCAGTCTCATTAACGAACCATTATCGACTTTATGAAAATGTTAACTTTCCTAAATAGGCCAAAAGTTAGCCGATAATGTCCGCCCCAGAAGGGGGGTGTAGTGATCGAGATGTTAAAATCAAATTTAACTCTTCATCAGATAGTTCTTCCATCTGTTCGATCTCTACTAAAGAAATACTTTGCAATTCGCTGAGATTCTTTTCTCTCAAAACTGCTATTAATTTCTTAAAATATTTATTCTGTCTAGTCCCACTAATTAAAGTGTTCTTATTAGAATTAAATAATTGGAATAAATAAGGAATTCGATCTTTCTGAATCCTTATTTCAGATACCATGGTATCAAGAGGTGTTACAGTACGATTCCATACTGAACGCTCTACTTCAAACTCATCTAGTCTGAGAAATACACTAATTGGTACTTGGGTGATTGCACGACCCTGCAACTGATCAACAAAATCACGAGCTTTTAATAGTAAACTACCAAAAGTCGGATTAGACATCTCATTTTGAACAACAGGTTTCAAAAAGTTCATAAATCTCGAAAGAGATAAATCACCTCCTAACGCCAAATTGTTTGCAGTGTCAGTTGTATTTTTCTTATCACCCACGCCACCTAGTAAATTTCCAAGAACAGGTCCAAGGATATTTCTACCCATTTGAAGTGCTCCTGATAACAGGGGACCTCCTACTCCTTGAATAGCTGCTGTAGCTAAGGAGAGGATTTGGCCTAGACCGAAAACTGCTGCCACTACTTCGTCATTCACATCATCAGGCAAGTAGACGTGTTCAATGTCTCCTGCAACTGAAGTTGGTAAACGCACTTTAATAATGTATTTTCCGATCATAGGACCTAAGGGACCACAAGTTTTAGGTTGAATATGAGCATAACGCTCAAATAATTGAGTGACGGTGTTGTTAGTTCCATCACCAGTAGCATCAGAGATGACTGAGAGATTAATGGGAATTACCAGTGGCTCATCAACATTTAAGTTTCCTCGAAAAATTTCAAGACCAAATTCACTTTGATCAAGGAATTCTTCCTCTCCATGAGTTTCATTGGTTTCACCCATTTCTCCCTCATCACCTGCTAGTGGAGCAATATAATGTTCATCATCATGTTCATCTTGGAATGGCGTATCTTCAACCTCCATGTGTAATGAAATTACATCTAACTCAATTTCCAACTTTTGAACTAACCAATCTAGATTTAAAAGATTAGCTCTCGCTCGTGGTTTTGTTGGACCTTGGAAGACTGCTCCTCCAGGTCTTACTGCTAATTTTGATGCTATATCAGCTATATCAGCAGTTCTGTTGTGTGCTAGTAATCTATACCGAAAATCGTTACTAGCTTCGTTAGTTCTTAACCAAGGGTTATTGACATAACGAACTGGGTTGTTTGGTACAATAGCGAAATTGCGTGGTGTTAACTCGAACTCTTTAGTCTCTCCATACATCATTATAGTTCGACTTGACTTATTTCGCGAATCTTGTATTTCTACAACGCCAGATAATTGTGGAGGTCTAGGAATAGGCCATTTAACAGCAGTAGTTGTGACATACCCTTTTCTCCTTTCACCAGAAGTCCAAATATTTCTTCTATATGGTAAATTGAAAGCCTCACCTTTGTTTGAAAAATTGTAAGGATTAAACATTAGATTAACCCAATTTCCAATTTGTGTTGTATTAAAGGTAACAGTTTGCCAATCTTTCCAGATAGTATTCAAAGCTCCAGTTTGATTTTTACCAGCTGATGATTTCTTCGGTTTTTTAGCTGGTTGTGCTAGTTTCTCCACTTGAGATGTTAGATTACTAGCTTCAGAGGTTTGTATAACATCTTCACTCACATCATTCGTTGCATCAGCGTTGACTTCTGAT